GAGGACACAAAGTATCGAGGCCAGATTGGACTCTCGTTAAATGCTTGTAGAAATCGACGGTTAATCAGATTAGCAATATCATCCGCTTCCGTAGGAGCAAATGATCCAACACCAGCTAGGGATTGGATTAACTTAAAAAGATCGCCGTACGTTCTGGTCTGCATTATATTTTGTTTGGAGTAAGTTCTGGGAACTTCTTATTGTAGTACTTTAAAAATTCTTTAGAATGCACAGTCTCTTGACCGTACTTCTGGACTAGTCGGAAGTATTCCCGATGAGGAATAGTTGCAACTGGTTTGCCAAGAACTGGGTGGACTGTCCCCTTGAGTGCCTGGGCTTCTTTGGCTGCCTGTGCAACCCGTTGTTTCTCCGTCTTCTTCTCAAGGTTGAAGCCGTTTTTAATCTCATTCATGAAGGCGCGATCAATCTCGCCATCAGAATACTTCTTTAGATTAGGAACAATGATATCCATATTAAAAAAGGCGGGGGGCTTTCGCCCCCCAACCAGATCTTAATTAGTTAGAGAAACCCTGACCAGCTGTTGGGTAGTATTCCACGAAAAAGCGGAATTTACCTTTTGCTGCGTCACCGAGTCCACTGCCTGTACCATTTGATGTTACGCTAAGTTGAGTAACCAAGTGGTTACCAGCTTGTGTAATAGCACCATTGTTGGCAAAGATTTTGCCTGCGCTGCTGCTGTCGCTGAATACATCAACTTCAACAACCATGCCGTTAGCATCGCCATCATCACCAACAGCTAGTGTAGCATCAGTGATAGCGGCTCCGCCATCTGTAACTGCTGCTGTAACCAACTGGTCAACAATGATTGCACATTTACCAACTGTACCAGCTAGGCCAGCTCCTGCAACATTGAATGCAAGGGCTTGCGCGCCAGTGGAGCCTGAGAATGCAGAAGCGTCTACTGTAGCTTCGTGGGTGTATCCAAGACTTAATGTTTGGATGTCACCGATTTTTTTAAGGTCAATAGCCATAATATTATATTTCCTTTATTTAGGGGTTAGGTTACGTCTTGAATAACACCGTGTGCGCCAGGATGGTACACTCCGAGAGTCAATGCACAGTCAACGAATCCACGCTCACCGCCACCAAGATTTGGAAGGCGAGTTGATCCCATTGGGATAAGCTCGTGAATACCGTAGTATTCTGGGTTTACGATATAACCGGAACCAGTAGCTGTGTTTCCACCGAAGCTAGGCGCGCAGTCAGGATTTTGGTTAACAATTGAAACAACACCGTGATCGGACTCATAGAGGTCAACAGATAGCTTGATGCTACCGCTGTTGCCGTCGTAGTTCACCGAGCGGATGTTTTCAGTTGCACCAGCAGATACACGAGCGAAGTCAGCAATAACTTGACGTAGACCAGTGTCAGCAACAAGCATAAGATTGCTTGCAGAACCAGTTACGCGGAAGATAGAGCTAATGATGCTGTTGAGATCGCTTTCGCTGAATGGAGAAGCATTTGCTTCAGCAGCTGTGTAGATGCTATCCGCAGGTGTGCGGAATGCAGCAGGAACATCAGCAGGTCCAGCGGAGTCAAGCCAGTCACCAAGACCACGGAGGGCATTAGCAACACCAGCACCGTTTTCGGTAGCTGAGTCCTGAGTACCAGCAATAGTAGCTTCGATGTCGCGCTTGAGTTCACGGATAGCTTTGGCTTCAGCCTGGGCAATCTTAGCAGGACCTACGGAATCGACAGCTTCTTGCATGTCGGATACCATGTAGTCACGGCGGAACTTTTGAACACGATTGCCGAGGCGAGCGCGGCCAGCGAATTGATCAGTGAATGCTGTAACATCAGCACCTTCAGAAATGCCAGCAGTCTGTGGAGCAGCAAGGCTGTCAACAGTCCACTCAACATTAGTTGCGGATGCGCGTTGTTTGTTAGCAGACGAAAGGATAGGAGTCTCTTCGGGAGCGAGGATAGTCAAGACATCAGTCAAGTCTTCGCGATTGGAGACACCCGAACCTGTATTTGTAGTATCGAATGTATTTGAGAATGACATTTTATTTAATTATTATTGTTAATGAGTTAAAGGCGCGAGGCCATTTGTAGTTTTCTAAGTGCGGCAAAATCACGAGGGTTACCCGATTGTTTGAATTGACTTTGCAATTCCTTGAGTGCCTTTGCAGTTCTTGATGGGGACTTAGCAGCATTTGCATTACTTGTTGTAGCACCCTTGGGTGGTGTAAGTTTCATGCTTGGCTTACCTTCGGCTAGCGGTTTACGACCATAGATACTATTGGCTGCGTGAGCGAACCAGTAATCCAATTGACCCGCAACATCTGGAGCTTCTTTTGATACGATCTCTTTCATTTTTTGAAAACGAGAATCGTTCACTGTAGCTTCATATTGTTTGCGTATATCATTGTCTTCGCCGTCGAGCCATGATAGCTCTTCTTTTGCCCTTTCCTTGAAAGCAACTTCCATATTACCAGCCTGTTCTTTGGCTTGTATTTTAGAAAGTTGATCCGGGATAAAGGTCTTCTTAGCCTTACGTGCCTGTAGTAGGGATTTACGGACTTCCGCCTTAGTCATTTCTTTGCCTTCGATCTCAGTAATGACATCGTCAGCTGCATAGTCAGCACCTTCAAAAAGAAGATCCTCAGCCCAATCAACTATTTGCTCTATCTCTTCGGCCTTACTTTGTAAGTCCTCGATGGAATCTAAATTGCTGAATGGGTTGTTTTCTATTTTCTTTGTTGACTCAAGGGGGTCTTGCCGTTGAAGCGAAGCCTCTAGTTTAGCCAGTTTTTCTTCTGCCGTTTTTCGTCTTGCGGTAAGTTCCCCAAAACGAGCCACAGCTTTACTGCCTAACTTATCAGCTAGTTCCCGTAATTCCTCTTCGGACACGTTGTCCAAATCAATCTGTGAAAGAACATCCTCGGATGCTGATTCAACTTCTGGTTCACCTTCTTCGGCTTCTTGAGTTTCCTCAATGACCTCTTCGGGTGTCTCTTCCGTTTCCTCTTCGGCAACTGGATCTGCTTCTTTCTCAGTATTTGTCTGAGAATTTAGCTGCCCCAATCGGCGATTTGCAAAATCCGTTACGGATATATTAGTATTGTCCACTGGTATTTGATCTGCCCCAGAGTCAGCAGTCGTGATTTCATCTGTCATAATTTCCACTCATTTACGCCGAGAGATTGCGATTTGTTAATATAACATAGGTGAACAGTTATTGTTCAGCCTAGAAATTTTCACGGTGACGATTACTTAATTCTTGCCAGCTGGATAACTGCAATAGCTGGTCATAAGTAATAATGCGTCCTGATACCTGCTGAATAGTTTCGCTAGTGGCTTCGTGCAGTTCTTCGATGGCCTCTTCTCTGAGGTCATATACCATTTTCATGAACCTAGCAAAAGCCTCATAGTTATGAAGTGTCTTTATGTCGTCTTGGATATTCATATTATTTAGCTGCGGAACGCATTACATTAACCATTCTAGGACCTCTGTCCTTTACTTGCTTGTACCACTTACTATCAATCATTTCATCAGCAGCTACATTGTAGTCATTGTTCATGAGTCCAGCCTTCATCTTTTCAAATTTGTTAAGTTTAGTCAAACCTAGGTTGAAGGACATATCAACGAGAGTCATTTTAACTGCTTCGGGTCTCTTGGCAAAGTTAGGATCATACTTCTGAGCATCCTTAAATGCCTGCGTTAGACTATGGTTGTACAGAGTCTTTGTTTCTTTATCAGTAAGTTCCCGACCATCAAACAATTCATTTATATTAATGCCCTTTTCTTTTAGGAACTTTCTATTAGCGGGTTCCTCAAGATTGAAGCCAATACCTATCGTACGCTTGCCCTTGGTGTCCTTATACACCTTAGGCTTGTTGCCCTCATTGAGGACGAGCATGTCAAAGTAATTCTGTGAGCGTTGTTCTTGGACTCGTTTTGCAGCGAGTTGTTGGGTGCTTTGATTGTCAGCCATAGTGTAAGTATTAGTTAATAAAATAATACTACATATTTTGAGTGCTAACTTCACCCATCTGTGCAGGGGCTGTGCCGACTCGACCAATCTGGGCGTTCTGCGCTTGCTGCATCTGGAATGTGTATTGACCCTGGTATTTTTCCATGCGTCCCCGGAATGCTTCATCCTGCTGTAGACGCTGTTGAATGTCCGGCTGCTGGGCGTATTGCTGAAGAACTTGCATAGCGATCTGCGCGCCTTGCGGACGAGCTGGCATTTCAATGCCTGCAAAAATCTTTGTAAGATCATCAGTAACATGTTTAACCATTTCTTGTTGAGCATCTTCTGCTGGTTGCAGAACAGCGTCAGCCATGACTGGGTCAATGCTAGCGGCTGCGATATCAAGTAGTCCATCAATATTCATTCGATTATTAACATTGAGTTGGTTCAATGCAACAAAACCTTGTAGTTTCTTTTCTACTGTTTCTGGGTCACTGTCAAGAACATCAAAGTTAATCATTATGTCAAAGTTTTCGTTAGGATTCCCCTTGCTCATTGTTTGAGGGTCAGGGATGCCTGTTACCTGGAAGAAAACTTCATCGGGTCCAAATCTCTGGAAGCACTTATATGCCATGCGAATAACCTCAGCTACGTGACTAAGGTACTTATCAACCATGAACTGCTGTCTGGATTGAGACATTGGATCACTTGTATCAAGTCCAACCATCCTGTCGGCTTGATTGATTAGTGTCTGCTCCATCTCAAGGGAACCTTGATTGTACGAAGG